TGGCTGGAGTTTTTTGTAAGAAGTTAAAAAATGCTTCAGCACTGATATTGTCTAGTTGTTTGGCCTTGCTCTGTGAATTAACAAAAGTATAAATTTCACTTTGTAGATAACCCATGCCTGCTACTGGGGCTAGGAATTTATCAATGGCTGGTTGATTCTTAGCCATAGATTCTATTTTTCCTAGATTGTCTGCATTGACTGCCGGTTTATGGCTAACGTATGTTAGACCGAAAACTAATAGTTCTGGATTAGCATTAAGAGCTTTTACATCTTCAATGTCCTCTCCAGTCTTATCGCCAAAGAAATCTAAATGTTTATGCGCTGCCACAGCTATCTTTGCCTTGCCTACACGTTGTCCTATAGGACTTGTGGCTTTAACCTCATAAGTTGTTTGATTAGGGGTAAACATGATCTTACCATTGCCGCTATCGTAGGGCTTTCCCGGATGGAATAGGATATCACCGTAGATGTATCCACGGAAGTCTTTGGGAGTGCCTGCTTCGAAGATCGGCCACAAGCTAGCCATATCAGAAGCAAACTTTTCACGCCAGTCCTCGCCCTTGCCACGACTCATGATAAACTGTTTAAGTTCATCTGGGCTAGATGATTTACCTTCTTCACGACCCCAATTGTTCTTGCCTACCATTCGGAAAGTTCCGTCGTCATCTCTGCCCCAATACACCGTAGGATTACCGTCCCACTTGATTGATATTTTGCTTTCTGGTTTAGCTAGATCTTTAAGTATCTGTATAGCACGTTGAGCACCGTTTGGTTCTGTGAACACTAGGTCTTCAAGGTGGTTGAACTCACGGCCTACTTTCTTAGGAGCAGGAGCTTCGGCTTCATTTACACTTTCGTTTTTCTTACGACCAGCACAGTGAGCCTTCTGACTAAACCCTTTAGGGTTTGAACAGTTGATTGAGCGTTTGTATTTTGCGCTCCATTTTTCTGTTAAAAATTCAAATGCTCTCATGATACTATGTCAATGATCCTGCGCATCCAACTAGGGCTATTAGGAGTGTAATGTTCCAACGCTTCTTTCTTTGGTAGCTCGATGCCGCTACGTCCTAATGTTTCTTGTGCGGCAGCAATTAATTCTTCGTAGTTAGGTAATTTTTTAATATAGTTGATGATAGCTTCCACTGAGCGAATATCTTTAACAGTGGCTGATTGACCTAACAGTTGTTTTGAAATAACGTTCCAATCGTCGCCATTAGGAACTGGTTCATTGGTTTCCGGATCTACTAATCCGTGCTTAGGACTATATTTCATTCCTCTTGCTCTAGCGATGCTAGACAATAATATATGTCTATGTTCGCCTCTGTAAGGACTATCTGCGCCGCCACCCAACATACTGCCTTGTTGAAACTTAGGATTGGTGCTGAACATAAAATCTGTTTGAGCGAATCCGTTTGATGGATCACCATTGATTGGTGTTTTTAAATGAACGTTGTCACCAGAAAGTTTTACACTATCTTTACCAAAGATACTGATTAATTTTTGTGCAAATTCTTTTTTATCTAATTCATTAGCATCTACTGACAGGTCCAAGTCGCCGCTGTCTACTTTACGGCCAGTTGTTCCTAACCATTTAATTGGAACACCTTCTTCGTCTTTGTCTGTGGTAAAGTCCACTCCGGTTTCTTTTTCCAGAAAAGCTATTGTGGTAGGGATTTCTTCACGCTTAATTCTGCGTGTTAGAGGTGTTTTGTCCGGGCCTTTGAATACATTGCCCCCTTCAAATAATTCAATCGTCATTGGTTTGATCTAGATGTTTATTAGTTCTGCGAGACTCTACGATTTTACGTATTCCTCTTGTAAATTTAGCAGGATCTTGACCGCGGATAGCATTGATAAATCTACGCTCTAGCTCATCTGCCTGTTCTGGAGAGTAGTTCTTATGGATGCTTTCTAATAGATTAATAGCTGAATTTATAATATTCGTAGCTCTGCTTTCAAACAGAGAGTCCTTGTTTCGGACTTCTGCTATTTCATTCAATTCTTGCAGTATTGATCTGGTTCGTAGTTTCATCGGAGTTTCCGTTTATATTATATTTAACTCAAAGCAATCATATTGTAAACTAAACTTATTTTGTTGTCAAATGCCCTTGTTTTGTGCGGTGCGCAACATCTCAGTATAAATACTAATACACACATCAGGAGACGGAAATGTTCAAAAAAGTTCTAAAAACCACATGGGATTTTCTCTGCGAAATTGGCAAGGCTAGATATGCAGCAGAATTGGCCCGCAATGGCAAATGGCGAGAAGCGCAGGAAGTTTGCCGAAAATAATATGTTTTACAATTTTAAAGAGGTTCCTTATGATACCTGGGGACCTTGGCGCAATCAGTGGGGCTACGTTACAACCGTAGCCCAGTTCGACGAAGACGATATAATGTTAAAAAGTATCACACCTTATAACAGAAAAATCGTTAGAAGATTCACAGACTGGGAAGACTGTCAGAAATTGATAGAATTGCTAGAACAGGATCGGAGATTTTGACTATGCTGACTCTTGATTTCTATCCCTCAGGGATATATAATAATACATACACAAACACACAAGGAGAAGTTATGTTTTCACCACATTTTTACATTGACTCATTTCAAAACACTAAGAAGATCGTTACGGATCAAGTGTTCAAAGATCCTGCACTAAACAAAGCAGCTCACGCATATATCGATGCACAAACACAATTCGCCAAGATGGCTGTGAACAACACTATCGACATGGCTAAATATTCTGTGGAATCAGTTAGTAAGTATCTGTTTCCTAAGAAGGATGTGACCGCCTAAAGGTCTAGACATACACACACAAGGAGAAAATTATGTCAATTACAAACGGACTAGAAATGAAAGCACCAGAAGTTAAGTTTAACAAGAACGGTTATGAAATCCGCACAGAAATTCTTGAAATGGCTAAGGATTTGGTTGGTCAAGAGTTTAATTACAAGTGGCAGGGTTGGGAAGTATCTGTGAAGCGCGACGACAAAACTGGACAAGTATTGTCTAAGGTAGATATGCCTGAGTTCCCAGGTTTAGATAAAGTATTAGAAACCGCCGAAAAGATGTATTCTTTTGTTAATCAAGGCGTGAAGAAGTAATATAGCTCGTAGAGCATTATTATAGAAAAGAGAAACCCCCTTTAAGGGGGTTTTTTCTTATCTAACTGTTGCTAACTTAAAAAATCTAAGTATGTTGATATACATCCATCCTATATCAAACTCATACCATTTCTGACTAAATCTAGCATTGGCACCATCTGCGTGATGATTGTTGTGCAATTCTTCCCCGCCAATCCACAATGCCCAGGGCCATAAATTGCGACTAGTGTCTTTGGTATCTGTATTACGATATCCCCACCAATGAGCTAATCCGTTTACTACTCCGGCGGCCCAGAACGGTATCCATATCATTTGGATACCCCACACTAACAGTCCTACAGGTCCAAAAAGAACAAGGTCTATGACCAACATCAATAGAATCCCTAAGCGACTATGTGCGGAGTAAATGTTACGCTCTAACCAATCATTAGGAGTTCCAACTCCTAGTTTTTCGACCATGGCTGTATCTTTGCTGGCTTCGTGATACAATAATGCGCCACCGAATAACACTTTCTTAATTCCATAAATTTGCGGACTGTGAGGATCAGAGTCAGTGTCGCTGGCCTGATGGTGCTTGCGATGTATTGCTACCCATTGTTTAGTAACCATACCTGTAGTCAACCATAACCAAAAACGCATTATATGATTAACTACCGGATGGAAAGCTACTGCTTTATGTGTCTGCGATCTGTGCAAATAGAGCGTGACACAAGCAATGGTAATTTGAACCATTACCAAGGTGTATATAAATTCAATCATTAATAATTCCCTGAGCTTAGAACTATCTTGCAAATATGTTCTAATCTCTCTATATGTTCAAAAGACCGCCATGGCGTTGAATCTATAGCCACGACCCCATGTCCTTTAATTCCAACTATATCATACTTAATCTCTCCAGTATTTGGATTTAAACCCAACTTTTCGTGACATTGATCGCCTAATTCTTGTGATATCGGCGGAACATCACCTACATTGGGTGCTACTCTAGTATAACGACTAAGTTCTGGAAAATCTTTGGCCAATTCACTTAGTTCGATTCCGGCATGCATGGCAGCAACGATATAGGTAGGATGGATATGAGTAACTACACGAACTTCATCTTGGTATATTTCACGTTGTAGACCAAAGTGCAGAGGCATTTCACCTGTGGGCTTCAATCCTATACTGATATCGCTGTAAGGCATTTCCTCCCAACTATACAACATTTCTGCTGTGCCTGCACCGCTATTGATACATTTGTTTATTTTAATCTTTTTAAACTGATCAGGTTGCATTGTCTGTTTGCGCACACCACTAGGAGTAACATAGAAATGATCTCTATCGTGATGACGAATAGAGATGTTGCCATCTCTACTCGTAATCCAATTGCGCTTATATGCTTCTACTAGAATATCGCAAATGGTTTCTAACATTAGTGAAATTGCTCCGCTTCTGTAGAACTCTTGTTGGCCACTGTGCTGGTAGCACCAACTGCTTCACTGATTAGATCAAAGTAACCAACGCCAACTTCACGTTGATGTTTAACGGTTGTGAAGCCACGAGCCTGGGCGGCAAATTCACGTTCCTGCATTTCACTGTAGCCAGCCATACCACGTTGTTTGTATGCTTCTGCTAATTCAAATGTTGCTAGGTTAACACTGTGGAATCCTGCTAGTGTAATGAATTGGAACTTATATCCTAATTCACCTAGCTCGCGCTGGAATGTTTCGCACTCGTCTACAGATAAAAACTTACGCCAATTAAAACTAGGGCTGCAATTATAAGCCAACATTTGGTCTGGAAACTCAGCATGTATAGCATCGGCGAATTTCTTAGCCTGTGCAATATCAGGTGTGCTAGTTTCGAACCATAGGAGATCAGCGTAAGGGGCATAAGCAAGACCTCGGCTAATACATGCATCAAGCCCATTTTTAAATTTGTAAAAACCTTCTTCAGTGCGTTCATCGATAATAAAATCCTTGTCTAACGGGTCATGGTTGCTGGTAATCAACGTTGCTGATTCTGCATCTGTTCTTGCTAGAATAACTGTATCAACACCTGCTACATCTGCGGCCAATCTCGCAGCCTGTAGGTTACGAATCGCTTGGCTAGTAGGAATTAGAACCTTACCGCCCAAGTGACCGCATTTCTTTTCACTTGATAATTGATCCTCAAAGTGAACTGCGGCTGCACCTGCTTCGATCATGGCCATCATCAATTCGTATGCGTTTAACGCACCACCAAAGCCTGCTTCAGCATCAGCAACGATTGGTAGGAAGTAATCTGTAGTTACATTACCTTCTGAGTATTCGATTTGATCAGCACGACGGAAAGCATTGTTGATCTGTTTAACGATTGTAGGAACAGAGTTTACTGGATATAAACTTTGATCAGGATATGTTTGACCTGCGGTGTTAGCGGCTGCGGCCACTTGCCAACCCGATAGGTAAATTGCTTTGAGTCCTGCTTTGGCATGTTGGACTGCTTGTTGTCCACTGTATGCGCCTAGCGTATTAACGTATGGTTCTGTAGCTAGAAGTTCACGTAGTTTGGTAGCACCACGTTTGGCTAAAGTGTGCTCAATTTGTAATGAGCCTTGTAACTTGCGGACTGTGTCTTGTGTGTAATTGCGTTTTTTCACGATATCTCCTTTGCTGTGATGCAGTATTTATGGGTCTTGTAGAGGACTTGACAAATTAATTAACTGAGTGTATAATAGCTGTATGAAAAATAAAATCATTTTAACAGACGCAGACGGAGTTCTGCTAGATTGGGAATACGCTTTCTCAGTTTGGATGGAACAACATGGTTTCCAAAAAACCGAGGATCACCAATTCAAATACGATATTGGCAAACGCTATGGTATTGAAAAAGAGCAGGCCAAAAAACTTATAAAGATGTTTAATGAATCGGCACATATGGGTTTCTTACCGCCCTTGCGTGATGCCATGTTCTATGTTAAACGGCTACACGAAGAACACGGTTATGTGTTTCATTGTATCACATCTATGAGTTCAGATGAGAATGCACAGGAACTACGCAAAATGAATCTGCGTAAGTTGTTTGGAGAAACTGCATTTACCAAATTTATCATACTAGAAACAGGTGCTGATAAAGACGAAGTATTGGACAAGTATCAAGACAAAGGCTATTGGTGGATTGAAGATAAAATTACCAATGCTGTAGCTGGTCAAGATCGAGGTCTAAAAAGTTTACTTATGGAACATGGACACAATATGGATTTTGAACATCCGGAAATTCCTAGAGTAAAGAACTGGAAAGAAATCTACGAGAGAATCGTAGGCTAAATATTTTCGGGGAGTAACCAACCTGTAGTTAGGGTTCTATATATCGTCAACACGGCGAAACAGCGTCCGGTATATAGACAAAGAGGTGAGACCATAACTTTTTAAAGGAAAATTATGGAACTCTTTACACTCCAAGCCCTTTGGGCATTTCTCGCTATCATTTTGATAGACATTGTATTAGCTGGTGATAACGCTCTTGTTATCGGAATGGCGGCTAACAAATTACCAGACCACTTACGCAAGAAGGCAATCTTCTGGGGAACGTTCGGAGCCATTGCTATACGATTTGTATCAGTTGCGGCACTAACATACCTATTAATGATCCCAGGACTTAGGATCATAGGTGCTCTAGCACTGATATGGATTGGCTGGAAACTGGTATTTGATCACGGCGAACACAACATCGAAGCCAAGGACACCTTCTGGGGTGCAATTGGAACTATTGTGGTCGCTGATGCTGTCATGGGCATAGACAATGCCTTAGGCATTGCCGCAGCCGCCAATGGTAGTTTTATTTTAGTCGCCGCTGGATTGTTGATCAGTGTGCCAATCATATTGTTTGGTGCTACCATGGTCAGCAAGATACTACAACGTTGGCCGGACACAGTATTTCTAGGATCATTTGTGTTATTTGCTGTAGCATTCTTAATGGCTATGAAAGAACCATTAATGGCTGCATGGTGGGCAGGATTAGTTCCTTGGGTGGCCGCAATACTACCTTGGGTAGCTGCATTGGTTATTACTGCTGTTCAATACAATCAGGCAAGATTGCATCTTCACAAAAAGTATTTGTTTAGAAAGAGTTAACAAACTCTAATAAAAGTTTGTAATGAATACCTCGATGCCAATGCGGTTCGAGGTATTTTTTATTATACCAGTATTGACTACTTTCAGGGTGACAGCCTATTAATCCTATGCGGTTTTGAATGATCGCCATAGGATCCATGTTAGGATAAGTTGCTATTGTTTTAAAGCCTGTGCCTTCAAATGCACAACCGTCGTAGAAATACATCCTATGCTGTTCGCCGTTCCATAACACAGGCATGGCTTTTGGGTGTGGGCGATGGGTATCTGTTTTAGGTCGTCTAATATACTGTTCTACTTTGACATTATTAAGTAGGTCAAAGTAATCAGGTCCTGCCCAATATGCGCCCATGCATATGCCAAGATAGCGGCCTCCTTGTTTTACATATCGAACAACATGCTCTTCATTGTATTTCATTAGGCTATCAAATCTATCTGCATCTCCGATGCCTCCGGGAATACAAATACAGTCTACATCATCGAAGAATGTAGATTCTACTTCATCTTTGGAAAATAATTTAAAGGAATGTTGAGGAGAAAGAGATTTTATAATGCCATTAACTGAATCAACTGAGCAAGCTGGTTGATGAACAAATATAGCAATGTGCATGATATAAATTGTAAAAGCTCACTTAGGGGACCATTCCGGGGCACGACTCCCATAATCCCCTGCCCAGCAGCCGGGCACACACTTGTAACGATAACGTCCTAAGGTAGTGTGTTAGTTTTGCTTCTCGATTCTATAATCAGCCTCGTTAGAATCGGGATAGCGTGTAGTCAGCTTACGAAGGACATCAGCTCGATTTTCTCCTTCGATACGTGCTGTTCTTCCTGAAGCTATTTGTGTTACCAAATAAGTTCCTGGGCCGTCATTGGCATCTTGTTCGGGTTCTTCTGGTTCATCTTTCTTAGGTGCCTCAGATGCATAAGAAGCCGGTAACCTATCTTTAATATCAGCAATAGCTTTAGCAACATCATAACCACCTCTTGTAATGCTTTCCGAATTCTGTTTGATTTCTTCGGCTTTACTCTGTAGTGCTTTGATGATTTCTTTCATTAATCCTGGAAATAACTCTGCAAACTTTTTATCGCCTCTAGAATAACTATCGCTTTGATCACCATTATTCATTTGCCCAGTAGGGGCATGCATCTGCCATTTACCATTCTTATCGTCTGGATTCTCTTTATCGAAGATCGAAATGATCGGACCTTCCGGAGCATATCTTTCAAACCAGCGTAGGCCTGAACTAGATCCTGTGCAGAAACTAGCATTGAAACCAACAGAATTATTAAATGTATAACAGGCTCCGTAGTTATAAGGCAATGTAATTAAAAAACGCTCGTTATCGATTAAGGTAGTTTCTTTCTTTTCACGCTTATGTTTTTCGATAGTTTCGGCATCTTTGATCCGAGCAAGCTCGTTACGGTATTCTCTATCTTGTATGATGCGCTGTATCTGTTTGAGACTCTTGAACTTGTTGAAATCTTGATGTGGCTCTTTGAGCTTACCTCGGATGCTCAGTGCTTTCCAAGCACCTAGAGCATCTCCGCCTTCACCGTTGATATCTTCGTAGTCAACAACACCGTTGATATAAAGACGAGTGAGCCAATCGTCAAACTTACCATCTTGACTTAGGTCCCCATAATCTGTTGATCTAAGACTGTCGTCTAACAGTTCACTCCATAACTTAACGACTTGATCGTCTGCAGGCTTTGTTCCCAGTGCTGCTACTTTATTTTTAGGCAATGTGCCGTCATGACGCATAGCAATGGTCAACATCTTGATCATCTTGGGGTCTTTGAGTTTGGCTGCTATGTTAGCTTCTAATACGATTTGATTTAATTTCATCCTGATATCAAAGTCCTTTTAAAGAATCCAAGAACTGTGCCCAGTTTCTTTTGATCGCCATTGGATATATCTGTTAATAACTGCTTTGGGCCTTCTGAACGTTCTGCATTAAATCCTCTACTGTAACCTCTGGTAATGTTACCAGTCTGTTCTGGATAATGATGACTAGCTGCCATCAATACTGCTGTGTTGATAGCTTGAGAAACACTACCTGGAACATCCGAATCTCCTGCCTCTAAACTGTCTATAGCATTTTGTAAAGTTTTAACCTGACTAAGTTTCTTTTCTGCTTTATCAAACGCATCGTTCTTGATCTGATTGGCAATGTGTCCTTTGATGTCTGCGATAGCTGCTGTGATAGCGCGAACCCACAAAGGTTTAAACTTTTTAGTAAGTGTATCTACTGTAACTTCACCTGTAGTTCCTGCCTGTGCATCTGAACGGTTCCTCTTTTTATCATCTACAGCTTTAGAACCTTTGCCTACATAAAATTTCTGTAGTTTTCCAATCTCACCTTTTAAGAAATCTAATATATTTCCACCACGGCTGTCTTTAACTGATCTAGTTTCCCCGCCACTGCTGGCCACAGCTTCGTAGGTATCGCCTCGAGCTTTGATAGCCCCTGTGCCGTTAGCACCTTTGATAATGACCCATGCTCCTTGATAAGCACCCTTTAGTTCTGACCAAGAAATTTTATCTACCTGACGATAATCTTGATCGTGCGCTAATCGCATATCTTTGTGTAGTTTGACGATAACTTCTTTTCCGCCAGGATTGCCGGAGATAAGATCCAGCGATGTAGATGCTTCGTCTACATAACCTTCTAACAGTTGCGCAAATATTTTATAACTTTCTTGTCTCATTAGTTACACCAACTTTGTTTTGCCTCACCGTAATATTCACGAGCAAAGCCATTACGTATTAATTCGGATCGTAGACTCACACCGTTTAGTATGATATCTCCCAATACACGACCACCGAACTTATCCCATCCGTAGAGCGTAACTTGATGCTTTTGGGTTGTAGCGACAGCGTTTTTGGTAAAGGCTGTGGCGGCTTGTCCTCGTTGATCTTCTGAAGGGCATTGGGCTCTGAATCCTTTTTCTGGAGTATCGACTCCGTAGATTCTAATCGCAAGTTCTGGCTTAAGCGGTTTAGGAAGAAACGGCGCACTGATTACTACTGTGTCGCCGTCGTTCACCCTTAAAATTTGTGCATCATAAGTAACACCTTGTGGTGTTTTATCTGCCAGTGCTAATGCGGGCACTGCCAATAATAATAGTAGTAGTTTTTTCATTTATAGGATCCTAAATAACTCTGTATATTTATACGGCTTTTTCAGTATACTCAGCTTTTGTCCATCCGAGCAAATATTCAGCTTTCCAATGATTTTGTTCGAACCCTTGTAGATGATCCCACTTGTTTTTAGCGTTCCAAATACGGATAGCTGCATCTTGCCAATCAGTATGTCGAACAGTATATTCAAAACAGATCATACGATTCTTAAATGTTTCATAGTCGCAGTGATCATATTCCACGTGCAGAACTTCATAAACGGTGCCGTCTTCAGTGACAGCATCTAAAGCAAAATCAAAACCCCATTTACGTTTAGTCCTTAAAAGATAATCTGCTGAAGGGATAAGTTCTTTTAGTTCTTTTAGTTGATCGACAGCTTCTCTATCGTAATTGCAACGACATAAAAACATAGAATGATCTAGTATTAATCCGAGATCAGATTTTTCTAATTCGAACCAAGGCTCCTGCCAACAACGATGATTTAGTATAGGATAGTTAATGGGATAACCCATAGCAGAATAAAACTTCTGTTCTGCTAGATTAAGTTCAAATCCGTCTTTGTCGTAATATTTGAAGTCCTGTGTTTCTAGACCTTCTACAGGTTTTGTGCAAGAAGGATTTGACATCAGTGTTACTTGATGTCTACGAAACATTATTCTTCTTCTTGTGGCTTGGCTTGACAGTGAACACAGGCGCACTCTGAACAGTGATCGCAGGTTTCGTCTAGGCAGCTATGTCCGCAGTGTGCAGGATGTCTGCAATGATTACATAAAAATTCATTCTGTTCTGTCTTTGTCATCTATCGCTCCTCCAGTGACCCATGCTGTGCAACTACGATTGCCAGCGCATTTAAAATGTAAAAAGTTACAGTAACCTAAGTCTGCTCGGTGTATAGTAGCCATGGCATCTGTTTCTTTGCTGTCGCCTTTAATGCCTTCTTCTATACATGCCCACATCTTGTCGCTAACATCAAAGGCAGCACAATTGCCGCACTTCATAGTTTTAGCTGTTTTTTCTGTGATGCCCCAACGACGGGCAGCATCCTTCCAATATGATTCTGGCTCGTCTGGATTGGCAGGACCATAGTGATATTCGTCTATGGCTTTCTGACGATTCTTTAGGTTAACATCTATATCATAGGTAGCAATAGGACAGCCCTTGTTGGCTGCTTCTACTATGTTAATATATTTTCTGTATGTCATCTCTGTTCAATCCAAGTCATTGCAGACAGTGCCGATTTGTTAGCGTTGGGCGATGCTATGGCCAGTGTAAGAATATCGCTGACTGTGCCCAGACTGCCTCTACCTATTTGATAGACTGTGTCTTTATCTAGTCTAATACCTGTGCCTCCACCGCCAATAACGAATCCCGAATCAATATCTACTCCGCCTGTGTAACTGGTAGCTGAGATATCATATTGTGTGAATGAGTTAGCATCGGGCATGTCTACAAAGTTGGCGCCGGTCAGTGTGGCGTTGCGAACTAACTTATAAAACACTGAAGTATTATCTAAAGTGGCCGCTTGAAAGAATGTAGGCAGAACGATACCTTTTAAGGCTGTGCTTTTTAATCTGATGCTGAGTATGGGATAAAATGTATTAGCACTTGCCATAGTCCGACCAGTGATAGGACCAGTTATATTCTGTGCGATACCTAGTTTAGTTGCTGTTCCTTCTGATATAAGGCTGTTAGATCCTTGATATAGATAGTGGGTGCCTGCCACACCTGTGAGATTCTCTAGTTCTAATCTAATAGGCAAGAAAGGTGTCGAGCTCCAGGGCAGAGATGCTATGTTAGCGTGATTAAAGGTATGTATAACATGGGTGAACCCGTTAATGACCCAACCTATGATTATCTGTCCAGCACCATACCATTCATATTCAAATGATACCATTTGAGATTTTGTTGGATCGGCAGTTATTGAATCTATTCCACTTCCGTCTAACTTATCACCGTTCCATTGACTGCGAGGAACCCGAGTTTCAGTCAGAACGCCCGATGTGCTGGTGCGCACCACTACGTTATACTCGGGTAGCCCGTCGGCACCTATTACTCCAGCATCTTCAAAGTAAAATCCGTTATTTTCATCAAAAAGGCCTAATCGCCTGCGTATGCCTGTTACTGGTGTTTGTAATCTTACGGCATATGTTAGCGTAGAACTGCGTCCAGGGATATATCTCATCACATTGCGAGTTTGACGAATTACCTTAGATCCCTGTGTGCTGCCCACTGCCATATCTACCCAGTTGGTATTGGTATTCCAAGTAGCTGATCCTCCCA